TCGCCGTTGTAGTAGCAGGTTGTTCCCTCGATGTAGAACAGATGGTTCTTATAGTAGAGACCGTTCGGTACCGAGAAGGTCCGCAGCGTGGTTCCTCTCGGCAGTCTTGTTGCTATCGCAGGATAGAGCCGGTCAGACATGTTTTTCATGGCAGAAAACTCTGCCGGTGCGCTGACCAGGTTTTCGTTCAGTCCTTTGAAAGCTCCTACCGCTCTCTGTCTTTTGTTCGGATAACTGCTGATAATCGGGAGTCTCATGACCATACCACCGGTTTGGGATAGTGCGTCCTGCGGTACTCCGCTGCGTAGTCCGTCCAGGCCGCTGAATGCATTGCCGCATCCGCGTTGTATCGTTCAATCTCTCCGTTGGTGTAGTCCATCTTTGCATAGAGATAGGTCTCGTAGACATCCTTATGGTCGTCCGGAACAAGCAGTTCCTTCTCCGCATCCAGCTCATACTGATACGGATTAAAGACCACCTCGTTCCACATGGCCCGGTTAATCACTGCCCGGACTACCTTTGCTTCGATCTCATTGATCCATCCGGTCTTCTTTTCCTTATCAAATTGGTTCGGACGGTTCTCGTCCACTTCAGCGATAAGCTCTGCCAATGTCATATAGGTGTCCTCCTTTTCTTTAAATCTACAGATTTGTGCGGTTTTTATGCACCTATTTACAGGTGCATGATTTGATCTAAAAGAGCCAAAATAATAGCAATGTTATCAATGTTCCGTGAAAGGAGGGTTTCTTATGAATAACAACAATGGTTCCGGTAAGACTGCTGATGAGTTTCTCGATTTCATCATCGATAAAGTCCGCGATGAAATTGACGATGCCGGTGAGTACATGACCTGGGCGGCAGAATGCACCGTTCCCGAACACAAGGAGATTCTGACAAGAATTGCAAATGAGGAGCTCGGTCATCAGAAGATGCTTATCGAGATTCTCGGAAACATGGTAAGGAGGGCTCTTTAATGTTTAATCCATATAATCCCTATCAGAATCAGGTCCCTATGCAGATGCCGTCTCCTGCTTTTCAACCTGCTCAGATGCCAATGGCTCCGGAGGCAGTAAAGAAGGTTAGCGGTATCGCCGGTGCCCAGGCTTTTCCTCTGGCTCCGGACTCATCTATTCTTTTGCTTGATGAGACTGCCCCTATAGTGTGGTTCGTAAAAACCGACAGTGCCGGCTATAAGACTTGTCTTCCTTATGACATCAGTCCGCACGAAGAAGAGAAAGCTGCTCCTGCTGTCGATAGCACTGTCCAGGATCTGATAGTCCGTGTTGAAAAACTGGAAGAGAGGTTTAAGCATGAATCCGATTCTTGATCTTCTTGGAAAAAGCAGTCCGCAGATGAACAATATCTCTAATACGATAAGCATGCTCAAGACCGCATCAAATCCTTCTCTGATGCTTCAGCAGTTGAGTGCTAATAACCCACAGGTCCAGCAGGCTATGCAGGTTGTTCAGAAGTTTGGTGGGGATCCTCAGAAAGCATTTTATGAGACGGCAAAACAGATGGGAGTTGATCCTAATGAGATCTTACGGCAGCTCAAATCGTGAAAGGAAGCGTCGGATGCGCACGGCAGCTCTTTCCGATTCATCCATAATGATTAACAAGGAGGAATACAATATGAGTGATGATATGAACATGGGCGGCAGCACAATGTGGTTTCTCGCACTGATGCTTCTTCTTTTCGGTGGTTTTGGCGGTGGTTACGGTGCTCGCGGTCCGGTACCGATGGGTCCGCAGTATGCTACTGTAGAGCAGGTGCAGGAAGGTTTTAACAACCAGGCAGTCCAGGCACAGCTTTCTCAGATTGCTCTCAGCTCCGCGAACAACAATTATGAAACGGCAAACCTTCTTAACCAGCAGACCAATCGCTTGGAGCAGTCCAATCAGACCAATCTTATCAATGCCATCCAGGGTTTTAACCAGGTCCAGGGTGCTATCGCAAACCAGACCAATGTCCTGCAGGCACAGCTTATGCAGCTTGGTGAGCAGCTCAATCAGTGTTGCTGCAGTATTAAGACTCAGATGCTCCAGGATAAGTATGAGGCAGTCCAGTCGCAGCTTACGCAGGCAAGAGGCGAGATCAGCAATTATAACCAGTCCCAGTACCTTCTCGGTCAGATGGGCCGGTATGTAGCCTGGGCCGGTAGCGGTACCCAGACGCAGGGATAATCTATCTCATCATATAAATAAACCCCCTCCAGCGCATGGGAGGGGGTTTTATTATGCTGATTTAAAGTGTCCTTTAAGTTAAATCCAAGCAGACCATGTCTGACCGCCATCAGCCGAATAACGGCTAAGATATGTGCTTTCAGCCAGTTTTTCAACCTTCTGATAGACTAAATCGCCAAATGCCATTACTAACAAAATCCCGGATTCAGCAGATAGCGGAGAATTTGTATAAGTATTAGCTGAATTCAGAAGCATATAGCCATCTGTAAGAACATTATTCAGATTCGTTCCACTTGCAAGCTCTCCACGATTTCCATCGTTCGTAATCTCAGCCCATTTCGTCCACTGCGCTCCGCTTGCCTGATATCCGTATCTGATGAATGCCCTGACTTTCATGCTTGACACGCTTTCAAGACCAACTACAAGCTGATAGCGCCCGAAATAACCGCTGTTTGAGAAATGCACTGTCTGAAGCACACAACTATGCCCCGGATATGGATGATTCGCAAGAACACCGTCAACGCAATCCAAATCAATCTGATAAACAGCATTGTCAGGAGCATCGTTCAGGTCGGTGAAGAACTTGTATGCCGTCGATTCCCGGATTACAATATTTGCACTTTTTAGCATCATGGTGCTGTCAAATTTTACCCACGGAGACCATGAGCCGTTTGTATCCGTATGCCTTGCACAAATACATGTATCCACGAATCTCGGAGTTTCATTTGTGCTGTGTGTCAAGAATAATTGCGTTCTATATGCTCCATTCTTATAATATTCTGCTCCGAATGTAATGAGCGTACCTCCAAAATACCCCGGAGTCTGATCATCATAATTGAGCTGATTATTACCGTCAGGCGCATTAAGCATTTCTGTTCCGATAGCAATGGAGTAAATACTATTTAATGGTGCGTTGTTGAAATCGTCGAAATACTTGGATTTGTTCGATGCGTCAATCCTTACTCCGCTGGCATACGGAACGGCATCCCTATTTGCCAACGGTGCTATAAAGTCGTAATATCCTGCGGGATATGTAATGTTACTGGAAGAATTCCGGGCTATAATAAGCGCATTTTTCACGGTCTCTAACGCAGATGCCTTGTCTGCCGCAGAATTAAACGTGATCGTCACAAATATGTACTGACAAGGTTTTGTAAGCGTCACATAGCCACGAGCATTGGCAAAGTTTACAGTTCCTACATCAGATGAAGAACTTCCCGCTTTTGGTACTGTCTGCGAAGCACCAACAGCGAAAGCAGTAATTTGTAAAGCACTTGTATCAATATTTACAAAGTTAAATGTAAATGAATCACCCGCAGTGCCATTAACCGGGCATACAAGCCCAAGCCCCTTTGCATTTGCTTCAAATGTTCCATCAGACTTCAGCCTTAACGGATTAACTACCATTGACTCGTCATCTGAATTAAAAAGGTTGGGGCTAACGGCCCATTTTGAAAATCGTGGATCCATAATTCCCCTCAGACTTGTATCAACATCATTCACGCTTTTGCTTATTCTTATGGTGACAGAATTTAACGCCGTATCCGATGGCGTAATGTTAGAATCGTCAGCCCGAGATGCCGTCAGCCTGTACGCATGACCTTCCACAGGCACAAATATATATGTTCCTGTTACATACCCCGGAGTAACCTGACCGATATAGGTATGTTCACTTTCCGTATATTCAAATATACGGATTTTCAAGCCTCCACCTTCGACAGCGACAGCAGGCGCATTAAATGGCATGAATCCATCTGTTCTGACATGAGTTGTATGTCCGGCAGTTCCTTCGCTTGTTCCTTTGCCATTGTTCGGATTAATAGAACCTTGCATCCACGGGAGCATTAAATAATCGGAGGCGTAAAGCGAATCAAATATACCACTGCCCTGATCATTTAAAGCGCTCTTTAAGTTAGTAACCTGGGTCCGGACAGCTTCCCCAGCAGAAGGATATGTTACATTGTCTGCACCTACCCGGATGTTCTGCAGCTCTGAATCTACAGTGAGTGCTGCCATGGCATTCTGGAACTGAGCGTTCAGATTCGCCACTGTCTGTGCTGCCAGGGCAGCACTGGCTGCTGCAGCGTTCTGGCTGTTTGCTGCTGCATTCTTACTGGCATTCGCCTGCTCGGAATAATATTTGCTGTTATTGTGGTAGGTATCATCCCCCTGTGGCACGGCGCTCCCGCTCCTCGTTCCTTTCGCCCAGGCCTCGGCATTCTCCACCGCGAGCTCCAGTGCCTCATACTTTGTCGGAAGGTATTCCAGTTTTACAAGATTTGACGAGAGGACCTGTTCAAAGTATTCCAGCTCAGACATCGGTCCTGTGAACATGGCTGGTGTATAGTTGTTCTGTTCAACGTAAAATGCTCCCTGGAAGGATGCCCACCTCACCTGTGCATCGTTGTTGGCCCCTCGAAGTGTTACATATACGGTTCCCGGAATGGCAAGCTGTGCTGCTGTCACGGTCCATGTAAGATTTATATAATCCTCTGTGATTTCTTTTGAAAGTACTACTGTATCCGTCGTTACCTGTCGAATAGTGCTTGTTACAGTTACTGTATCTCCTGATACAGGAGTGTATCCGATTATGATTCCTACTTCTGACAATCTTACATTCTGGTTGTTATATTTCCAGTCTGTGCCATTGAAAGAAAAAGTGTATGTTCCTGCTGAAGGATACTGTCTGGAAAACAGTGTAGTTAGAACCACTACACTTCTGCTGCTCCTAGATGTCACAGCAGATACTGTGTATACGTTCCGCTTATCCGGATAAAGGAGGTCAAGCCGATATGTAAGTCCCGACAGGTCTTCTCCGGTCTGCGACAGTCTGCTGATGCGGAATACCCTGTTGTCCGCATTGTTGTCATTTGGAGTCCCGATATACTGTTCATTCCGTGGGATCAGCAGCTCCCTATTCTTTACTATAATCATGTGCTACCCCATTCTTTTAAAAAAGGGGCAGGCCAAAAGACCTGCCCTCGCGGTTACATATTCGGTTTAGAAGTCGCCAAGGTTCTTCACGCCTTCGATGGATGCAGAGTAGATTCCTGCCATCTGCTTCTGGTACTCGGACTGCTGAAGGATTTCTGCCACCACTCTCGGTACCTTCAGTCCTGCCACTCCCCTGGGGATGGAGTACATCTTGCCATTTACTCCTACATGGACAGGAGCAGAGTATTTGTCCTTATCGTAAAAGAGAGGCGGAATCTCCACCCGGTCCTCTTCACTGTAGGGGACGACCTGCTTCACTTCTTCCCTGACTTCTTCCATAACTTCTTCAGCTTTTGTTCTTGCCATAATGCCCTCTTTTCATGGGGATGAGCAGAGGGCGACTCACCCCCAGGTCAGGCAAAGCCCTCTGCCTAATACCTGCTTATGCGGTCGCTCCGGTCTCGATTCTTACCATGTATTCATTGACAAGGATTTCCGCAGTCTTCGCAGCCTTCCAGCCTACAGTCGCTCTCTGGTCAAGCGGATCAGAGGTGCCGCCGCTGCCCTTCTGCTTGATGATGGTCTGCAGTCCGCCTCCGGAGATATCAGTTACACCGTAGGCACCCTCACCGATGACAAGAGTAGAGTAGACATCGGCACCGGATGCACCCGCGCCTGTAAAGATCTTCGCCTCGGTCGTCTCGACGAAACGAACACCTGCAATCTGTCCGATCTCATTCTTGTACATATGCTCCGGAGAGGTGTACTTCTGCCAATCCACCCATGTCGGGTCAGACATGAGGTCGAAAGCAATATCCGGATGTACGATGGCTACATAATTGCCATTGATCATCGGAGCGTCCTGTCTCTTAAGAGTCCGGACAGCCTTTCTGATGGCAAGGACCGTGAGCTTGTTGCTTGCGGTCAGTGCGCCTCTGGAAGCTACAGTTCCGTCAGCATACTGGACGTTGGTGCCTGCGTTGATGATCTCTCTGGTTACGGTATCCATGGAACGAGCTCCCTGGGAAGCGATGAGCTTCAGGGCCTCTTCTGCGATGGGGTCAATCGCGGTTTGCATGATAAAATCAGTCAGGCAGACGTATCCGCCGTACTGCTTTACGGTTGCGGGGATGGTGTAGGAATCCAGAGCCTGTCCGTCCGGGGTTACGCCCTCAACCAGCTCTGTGGTGATCTTCGGGAGCTTGGTGAATGCTCTGAATTCTGTGGTCTTGCCTCTTCCCTGCGGGATGGGTCTCTTCTGTCCAAACTGGTCATGGACAAGAAGCGGTTCTACCAGGTCGATGAGCCTGTCCTGATAGTAGGTCTTCATTTCCGGAGAAAGGTCATTTCCGGAAGCGTTGGACGTGGTAGCATTGATGACGGTGCCGAACATCTTAAGGTTCAGCACCCAATCCATAATCTTCTTCATAATTCGACTCCTTTAACTGTTCGGAGTAAGCGGTCCGGGGCTGGCGTACCGGTATGACGATGATCAACCTAAGTTGATGATCTCTCCCTTTAACGCTCTCCTGGAGAGCTCTTCTCTGTCTGCTTTTGTCAGTTTGGAGACATCCGTTCTGACCGTAGCAGCAGCTCTTGCGGAGGATGCGTTCTCGCGGGGTCTTGCCCCTCTTGCAGCAATATCGTTGGCAGTGGCCTTCCGTACTTCCTGCGCGGTATATCTCATTGCTCCCTGCAGGATCTCTGCCTGATGCTGTGAGACATACGCTGACTGCATATCAACTCCATTACGGAGGAGGTTCTGGAATGTAGGATTCTGCATCTCCTGGGCGAGGTCAAAGTCAGGGAATATGCTTTTCACCTGCTCTGCTTCCGCCTGCCACTGTGCCACCTTCTGCTGTGTTGCTCTCTCTCGGTCTGCTTCTGCCAGATGTGCTTCATAGGCTGCCGCCTTCGCTTCTGCATCACGGATTCTCCGGTACTGGTCTGTGGTCAGTCCTTCCTCCATGGCTGCTTCTTCGATATAGGCATCATCTGCGGAGACTTTCTCCTGCAGTGCTGCGAGGTCCGATGCGTCCATTCCATACTTGGCAGCAACAGTATTGAGAATCTCAGCCTGTCTGGCGATGGTCTCCTTGTCCTGCTTGGAGTCTCTGACTCTCTGACGGATGATGCCCTGGATATACTCGTCTGCTTCCTGCTTATAGTCTCCCTTGATAAGGTCCTTGAAGCTCGGTCTTCCTGTGTCTCCTGTCTGCGTGGTGTCCGCAGCATTACTCACCTCATTCCCGGTCGCGACTCCGGATACGCTGGCTGTTCCGGTTCCCGGTGCGGACGCGCCTTCCCCACCGTCGAACAGGTCGAGCCTTAAATTCCATTTCTTCATGGATAAAATTCTCCTTTTACATCGTCTTTCCGATGTGTCATTTTCTTCATGATAGATAAATTTTTTCTGAAAATGCACCCACTTATAATTCCCACTTCACATGGTCCGGATACTGATTGCAGAGGCCTTCAAAGCCTTCCCTGAAGATCAGCCATGCATTGTTCCAGATATCGTCATGCTTCACATAAAAATCTGCTGTGACGTTGCCGTCGATGGCCTCCGCTGCCAGTCCCGTGATGATGCCTCCCTGGTCATACTTGGCAAGAGTACAGAGAAGCATATAGCAGACCATGCTCACCCCCGCGCAGACGGGGTCATTCCCCGGATTAAAGCCTGCATGACCATGAACAGATATCCTCACATGGTCCTTATCCCGCATAATTCTTATCGTTGTCATTATTTGATCTCCGTTGACTGCTGGACCTTCTCTCTCATCTTGTCGGCCTGCGAGTTGCCCCGTCTTACGGGCTCTCCGTAGCTGTTCTGGTCTGTGGCCTGTACCGCTCCGCCGTCCACCTGCGGGATGGGCTGTCCTCCCTGCTGTGCCTGGATGGCCTGCAGGATTCTTGTGTCTCCTGTGGTCTCTGCAAGAAGCTGTGCCATCTGTCCTACGGTCTGCTGCATCTGCTGAAGCTGGTCAAACAGAGTGCCGTTTGACTGGATGCGCTCCCTCACTTTGTCCTTGCCTTCAAAGTCCATCATCTCGATGGTGGCGAGTGCCTGGTCGCTGAGCTGGGGATTGAAGAAACCAAGGTTATAGAATTGGAGTGCAAGCTCGTTCTGGGACATCCTGCTATAGGGATTGCTTCTCTGAGCCTTCACTTTGATATCAAAGACAGGTTCCTTCGTGTGGAAATCCTCTCCCATGATGTTCATGGGCTGTCCCTGCAATACAGAGTTATTAAACTCTACGAATTCCTGCTGCCCCTTTTCTCCCGTGACGCGGAATGTTCTCGGAGTATCGTAAAACTGTCTCATCAACTCTATAACCAGCTTGCAGATCTCGGTGTAGGTCCGGTAGCATCCCTTTATCATGTCGCGGGAGCCCTTGCTTCCAGCTTCCTGCAGGGCAGCGATTGCGGACCCGCTGGTTACGCCTGCTGCCGTTGAGCCCTGTGAAAAGTCTCTGTTCCCTGATGTCTCCTTCAGCTCATCTATCCATGACTGATAGATGGTGAGATAGTTTCCTGACAGGTCCTTTGTTTCGATGGGTCTTAAGTGCATCTCATCGATGGAGCCTGCCACATGGACTATCTGCTGGTCCAGGTCCTGGAATTCGCTCTGGTTGATGCCGTTCTCATCCCGTGAGAAGTACCTCGGCCTTGAGCCCCATCTGGCATTCTCCCGGAAGTCTGCTTTCATCTCGTCGATGTCTTCCTGTGTGGACTTCATCACATCGATATAGCCAAAGCCTGCAGGCGTTCCCTTCTCCCGGAACAGGGTGTCCATGACAAAGGGGTACTGTCCGTGGTTGTAGTAGCCCATCTCCCGGTACTCCGGATGCTTTTCATCATCCTCGGAGGCGTACAGGATTTCATCGTTTACATACTTGACATACTGCAGGGTGGTCCTGCTTCCTACCTGAGTCTTGTAGTACCAATCCACCACTATGGACTTATTGGTGGTGTCCACAGAGTCATCGTAGTTGTATTCCTTTATTTCCTTGCCCTGTCCGATGAGCTTTCCCTTAAGCTGTGGATATGCCTCCTCCAGCACCTTGTTGTCCATCAGCATCGGAACAAAGATGTTCTGGGAGTCCTGGATATCCTGTATGCCGGGTTCCCAGTAAAACTGCAGGAGATCCACCTGCTTGATCTCGATGTCTCCCAGTCCGTTCTGGAGCTCTGCATTCCACAGGACAGAGTAAACAGCAGAACCGGAGCAGAGCTTGTCCCATGCAGAGTCACTGTATACTGACTCAAAGTCACAGTTCTCCATGATTACAGGCAGGACTGAGGACAGGACCTTCGCTGCTTCCTCGTCTGACTGCTCTCTGGGAAGGATTGCCGGTTCAGGATAGTTATCCATGATGTCCGCATGTTTATTCATGATGCTGTTAAACAGCCATGCTGACTGCTTCCTGTGCTGCGGATGGTCATGGACGGGAAGAACCTCTCCGGTCTCCTCGTTCCGTACATACTTCATACGGCGGAAGTTTCGGAAGTGGTTCATCTTCCACCAGTCCTCGTTCTCTATAATCTTCCTGTCAAGATTTGCCTTGCCGTCCTTGTACTTCTCCAGTGTCCCCTGGGCTGTCCGGAGCTGTTCAATGTTTATGATCCTCGGTCTCGGTGCCGGTCCTGCTGCCGGTGGTGCCATCGGTGCAGGTCTCCCTGCAGGCATGGTGCCTCCTGCCATCTGTTCCGGTCTTGCCATCGGGATATCCTCCCCCTTGGGCATCGGTGCAGGAATTCCCTGCGGTATCGGTGCCGGTCTTCTCCTGAGTTCCTCCGGAGGGATCGTTCTCCCTCCCGGTCTTCTGTTTGGCATCTCATTCCTCCTTTTAGTTCCACATGTTCAACGGGTCTTCCTGCGGCGGAGTCCACACTGCCATCCTCGGAGGATTCAGCGGATTCTCCATGCAGACATATTTCAGAGCATCATATAAATGGTCTTCCTGTGTGGTATCGACATCCTCCACCTTATGCTCGTCATAGACGAGAACAGGGAGTGTGCGGATGATGTTTCGACAGCTTTTGAAGACGTACATCATCGGGAAGCCTTCCTCGTCAAAGGCAAGTCTGTAGTGGACCTGCATCAGTCCTGCCAGTCTTGTGTGGTCTCCGGGCTGGAAGTATACATTCTCATGGGCCATCATGTCCGCGATGCTTTCTCCGGTTGTGTTCTGCCAGATGGCAGGGTCCGCAATGCCTATAATCTTTCTTCCCCGCAGCATAGGGTCTGTCTTCTCGATCTCATAGATTCTCTGTGCAATCTCTCTCGGCTGCATCTGCACTCCGGTATCCGGTTCCCTGGTGCATCCGTAATACTCTTTAAAGAGATACATCCTGCCATAGTGGTCTATGGCTATCCAGATGACTGCAAAGGGTTTCGCATAACCGAAGTCAAAACCTCTGTATATCTTCCAGCTCCCGTCTATCTCAAAGTCATCTATGACATGGGACCACCTGCGGGTCTGGTATCCTTCCGGATTGTTCCTCCACTCCCTGAATACCTGCCCTACGAATGTATCCCAGTTGCCGAGGAGCCATGCCTCTCTGAGTGCTTCAGGGAGTGCTTCCAGCTGGTCAACGTAGTCAGGGTTCATCTCCATCAGGACTTTATTGTCATAGACCAATGACTGGATGAAGGAATAATCCTCCGGTTTCTCCCCCGAGATATAGTCTCTGTCTATGAATATGCGCTTTATATATCCATGGCCCTTCCCTCCGGGGTTCATGGTAAAGTATGTCCGCTTTGGGAAGCTGTTCACTCCTCGCATACATGCCATTAGTTGTTTTATCTGGTATTCCGACATCTGCGTTGCTTCTTCCAAAAACAGGCAGTCATACTCGGTTCCCTGAAAATGGCCCAGGTCCGCATCTGTCGCACAGTATCCGAAAAGAATTTCTGACCCGTTTGAAAAACGCATCTCCTTTCTCTTTTCGTTGTACTTTGCTCCAGCTTCCTTCGTTCCTACCTTCAGGAGCCTCTTCAGGGGCTTGATGTGGTTTGCTTCCAATTCCGGATATGTCCGTCTTATGATTCCTACCTTGATCCCTTTGTACCGGAGGCAGAGAGCAACAGCTTTAGACCTGACTGCCCAGCTCTTCCCGCCTCCTCTGGCTCCTCCGAAACCTATATATTTGTGACGGTCCAGGAGGAACAGCTTCTGCTTCTCATTCGGTTTACCGAAGTTAATCTGCAAACTCTTCCTCCTCCCACTTGATAGTGATGTTGTTGTCGATGGTCTCGTCTACAGGCTTATCACGCCACTTGTCCGGTTTCCGGTTCTTCAGCCAGAAGATCTGCGCGGTTACCTGGGCAGGAACATACTCCTCTTCCTCTGCCGTCACTATCTCGTCATATTCTTTTTTCCTGCGTCCTGTCTTCGGGTCATACTCTATCTTGTGGACCTTGAAGGCCTTCTTCAGCGAGACCTTGTATCCCTGTGCGCTTTTATACAGGGCGTTCTCAATGATACGATCAGCTACTTCCTTGCCTACTTTTAAGGCCTGTTTAATCTGATCGTACTTTTCCTGCCATGTGTAGAGGGTCCGGACGTTGATTCCCATGTTCTTTGCGATGTCTTCATCGATGAGGCCATCCTTCGCCCAGCCTTCAATCTTTATCAATCCCTCCTCTGTCAACCACTGTTCGTACTTGCCTTTTGCCATTTGATTCACACCCTTTCCGGTCGGCGACACCTTTTCTTTTATGTTGGCAAAAGTCCCGAAAAAAATGCACCTACTAACCGCAGGTGCATTCATTCCCCTATTTACTGTATCGTCCTTTCATTACTGCTTTGTAGTGCGGACACTCGGTCCAGCGGTCGCAACAGAATAATTCTGTGTAGTCTTTCATATCTCCGTAGTTGTTAAACCGGTGTACTGTGGTCATGGCAAAGCCCAGATAGTCTTCATGGCAAAGAGATTCACACTCTATCCCGGTGAATCTCTTGGTCCTCAGAATCTTTCTGTAGAAAGGACATTTCAGTTTCTCGGATATCCTATCGTTCAACCCCTCGCCTCCGTCATCCTGCTGCCATTTGTGCTCAATCTGCTGTCACCTTAATCACTTCGGCCTGCTCTGCTGTCCGGTCCTTTGCTATGCAGGCCTTTATGATCATCTCCTGGTCTTTTATGCTCCGGTTCTGCAGATGGCCTTTTCTCACCTCGTCCTGGATATCAATGACGATATCCTGCCAGTGCTCGGAGGCAGTGTTCATGTGCTTTATCAGGTCTCTGTGCCTCTCTTCCTCCTGCTGCCTTATCTTGTCCACCATGGCCTTTGAGACCTGGAACATGAGCACCACTCCCGTGATGGTTCCTATGGTCCAGCAGATCGCGCTGCTGATTATTGTTGCTGTCATTCGCTCTCCTCCCTCATATCTGCTCCGCAGTTGTGGCAGAATTTGTATCTAGCCACATGATATGCACCACACTGACTGCATCGATATCCATTGACCGCATCCCAAACCATGTTCGGAATCCACTGTCCCCGCTTCCGTTCGGGCTGTGCGGATGGTAAAGCCTTAAGCGCGTCAACCTCCGGGCAAGAAATCTCGCAGAACCCGATCCCGCATTCAGATTTGCAAACGGCAACAATCGCCTCCTGTCTATTAATCGTTTCTTCCATCATCCACCTCCCGCATATCAGCGCCGCAGTTCGCGCAGTAATTCGTTTTGGCCCATATCGCAACTCGGTAACCGCATTTATCACATTGACATACCATCTCGCCTCCATTTATCCATTTGCTCCGCTTCTGGACGGACGGAAACCTCATAATGTCATTGGCTGTAATGCTCTTGTCTTTTTGATTTAACGCATATTCGCACAAGGCAGCTCTGCTGATTAAATCATTCATTCGCTCACCCCTTCCCGCATATCTGCACCGCAGTTCGGGCAGTAGTTAGATGCATACATGCTAATGACATTGCATTTCGTACACATCAATGCTCTAGGTCTGCCCCCCATTATTCCATCAAAGATATGTTCTCTCCATTCCCCTGTATTGCGTTCCGCATCTTCATACGGTTTCAATCTATTTATATGCATATCTGATATGTACCACCACGGAGCATCAACACATTTATAAAACGCAATTCCATTTTCTAACATTGACGGCACATCTTCGATTTCAATGATGTATTTAGCCATATCTTACTCACCTCTCATATCGGCTCCGCAATGAGGGCAAAACAGATGTCCCCCAATATCATCAGTCACAGTATGAATGAATCCGCATTTAGAGCACCTATAATCATGCACCCATGTTCCTTCACCCGGTATGTCACACAAAAGCGACCTGTATTTATAGTGAATCCACTTTCCCTTCTCCCGGTCGGCCTTTTTGGGTTCGAAGCACTCTTTTGTCTTTACTGCATGGACACACTGTCTCAGGATGCACATGGCTTCGCTATCTCCTGAGTGAATGCAATCTCCGCATTTCTTATATTCGTTGTCCGCCTCTTCGTCCTCGTCCTCGTCTTTCATCTTCCACCCGTAGTCACATCCACCATTGCAGCAATGCTCCTCATCCAGAGATATCTCATCCGTTGTGCATATGCCGTCCCTGCAGTGTTCGCATTCCTCCAGACCACAGTTCACTATAGTTCCAGTATGCTGTGCAATAATCTTCTCGACAGCTTTCTGTACTTCTTTCTCTACCATCTCCCGAAGGTTACAAATCACTGTATCCATGCCTTCTTTCTCCTTTTACTCTTCTTTGCTCTTCTCATCTGTCATCTCCGGAAAGTGTACCTTTGTTACTGCTATCGGGAATTCCTCTATCTCTGATGCCCAGAGGGCTGTCCCCGGCTATTCATAACTCATCATCACCATGCCATTCCAATGCGGCTCGTCGCATAGCTAAACCCATGCATTTCTTGACCCGGCTTTGCCTATGCAGTCCCACTCCCAGCATTTCCTAACCGTTCCGTTGCAGTGCACATCCGAGCGTATCCCTGCCAAAGCCCTGCACACGTTGCTTCGCTGTTCCAATGCCCCTCGCGTCATTTCTTTGCCTTCGCAATGCGAGTCAGTTCCATAGCATTGCCATCTGTTCCATGCCACTGCCTGTCCAATCTACGCTTCTCCCAAGCCACGCATGTCTTTTCCATGCCACAGCATTTCAGAACATTGCTAATCCGCCGCGCATCCACGCTTTCCTTTGCCGTCGCATATCGAGCGACTCCACGCCTCTCCTGTGCTCTTCATCGCACCTCTTCGCCTTTCCCGCGCAAATCCACTCTTCGCTACGCCTTTTCTCAGCAGTTCTGAGCTATTCCCTGCATAACTATTCCATTCAATGCCACAGCTGCTCTGAGCAAAGCTGTTCCACGCCACTGCGAGTCAAAACTCTTCCTTGCCTTTGCAACCCCCTGCCATCGTTGCGTTTCCATCGCATATCAGGACTTTTCAATGCCATAGCCAGTCTCCGCAGAACCGCTCCTCTGCTTCCTATCTCTTGACTTCCGCCCAGGTAAATGCTCCCTTCCCGGAATTCCGCCACTGGCCCATGCCGTTCAGCAGTCCGTAGTCCAGCCACTCTTCGACGAGTTTCCGGTCATTCGGTTCCATAAGCAGGATGTCAAATTCGCACCATGCTCCCGGTGCTATGCTTTCAGAATTGGCGAGAGCGACTCTTTCCCCCTGCGGTGTGGATGCCCGGAGAGGTCTCTGGCAGTCATCGATGCTGTCATCTGTATGTATGACGATCTCCCGGTCCGCCTTTTTTTCTGCGTCCTGGAAGACGAAAATATTCAGGTCGATATGCTTTTTGTAGGCCTTCAGGTCTTTGGACTTCGTCCCCTTGATGGTTCGGAGTGCAGAGCAGGCACTCTTCATGAAACCTTTGATCTGGTAATTCCAGAATATGGGCTCTCCGTCCTTATTTCTCGGAAAGACAGTCATGGTCTTTTCGATCTCTGCTTCTACTCCCAGGGCTGCTATCTCTTCTTCCCTGCTCTTCGCGTCCGGTGCCTTGGATGCGATATATTCTCTGTGCAGGTCCACGTTCCCACTGCAGGTCCCCAAAACCTCGTCTACAAATGTCAGTCTTACTCTCATCACGTTATATTCCATTTGGTACTGCCCCCTTTTTCTCCAGTTCTCTAAGTATCTTCTGGACTGTGGTCATGCCCACTCCCAGCTCATTGGAGATGTCCAGTACGGTCCATCTCCGATTCCGAAGCTCCACCAGTCTCTCTACATCGAGAGGCTTCCCTTTGATCATGGGAATCTTTATCCCGTCCCAGGGCTTCGGCTTCTCTGCTTTTGTTTCAGGTTTCTCTTCTTTCTTTGGTTTGGTCTTTTCCGGTTTGGGTTTTTCCGGTTCCGGTTTCGGCTTGTCGATTCCGATGAGGTCCACCAAAAGTGCTGCACACTTCGGGCAGTACTCCAGCTTCGTCATCTTTTCCGCCACATCTGGCATGGGACGAGGCATGAGTTCCGGTCCGAATTCGACTTCTCCGCTTTTGTCAAGCATCTGCAGTCTGAAGCGGTAGCTGTTCCCGGATATCTCCATCCCGCACCGGTCACAGATTATCTGTATCCTTCTCATCCTTTGTCTTTCTCCCTTCACAGACAGATGTCGTGTCCAGGAAAGCATAGCTATGCGGGATGCTGAAGTCCCGGATGTGACACGGATGCCTGCTGCACTTATGATTCGTACAGTGTCTCGCGCACCATGTGATATCTTCTGTCATGGTCCCTCCTTAATCCTGCACCCAACGGAAGACATTGGCCTGCTTTACCCCGTTCCGGAGGCAGGCAGAATGACTTGCCATGAATATGTCAATGTGTCTTCCGGTTACGCCTCGGTCTTCCACTACATACTCGCCCTGTCCCGCGATGAGGATTCTTGTTCCCAGAGGGAGAGAATCGCAGGCCACGGTCCTGCCCTCTGCAGGCATGGTCCCTGACGCGGTCGGCCCTCCCGCCCAGCGTCCACAACATTTCCTGCAGTTACAGAAAAAAGTCAGCTTATACTCTCCGATGGGGACCCAGTGTCCTTCCACCTGTGTTTCGTACTGAGTCCCAGTTTCGGGACTCGATTCTGCAAGGCAGGTAAGCGGGAATCGTGCCAAGAGGATGAACAGGCCTATGATCAGTGCAAGCAGTGTACGCAGTAACTGTTCCACGGTTCGTCTTCCTCCTCTTCGTCTTCCCTCTGCTCCTGAAGTTCGGTCAGCGTCATGCAGGCGATGTTTCGCCCTCTGGCGAAGCCGTACTCACACTGGCATCCAAGGGAGTTCTGCCATCCGTCCAGCTGAACCATGAGACAGCACCCGTTCAGCAGGTCAAGACAGATTCCCATGTAGTCCTCCCGGTCTGCGGTCTTGGGATTCAGCACCTTTACAAGCCACGAAGGATTGACGATATCCTCATAGCCCATCTCTTCAAGCAGCTTTTTGGCATCGCCAAACCTCTGCTCTGCGTCTTTGGTCCCGGATATGGGGCCTGATAAATAGATTCTCATTCTCCTCCTTTCCGGGGAGAGAGCTTCTCTCCCCTCATCCTGCTGCCGTTCAATAAGTTCGTGATATATCTAATCATCCAGCAAGGATTCCATGTCACAGGGCATGGGCCTCTTTTCAGGCCTGCCCATTCTCACCCACTCCCGCAGGTGCTTCTCCAACAGACGGTTCTCGTCTGTGTCATACCAGATGAGATTCGGAGCCAGTCTGTCTCTGTAGTAGTGGAATGTGGTCTCGCAGGTGCTGTTCCATTCCGATCCGAGATATTCTCCCAGATGAGAGCTGTCTCTCACGGACCATGCCGCCTTCCGGATCTCGTCTGGGATCATATGGTCACTGTCCTGTTAGACAGCTTCTTCCGGTTCACGTTGATTTTGTCCCTTGACATCCATACCGCTGCCTTCACTCCGTCTTCTGTCTCCACTGTGACTTTGCGGATAAGGCCGTCCATGATGACTGGGATAAGTTCTGTCATCAGCTCCTCGATCTCCGGTTCCCTCGCGAATATTTCCGATATCTGTCTCAGCGTAGTGTTGGTTCTTTTTTCTTTCTCCCTCTCCCTCTGCGCTTCCGCGCAGGAGCAGAGTCCGGTGGCAGCTTCGTCGAGTTCCTCCGCGCTCCAGCTCCCGCCATCGGGGAACAGTCTTGTCTGTCCGCAGAATCTGCAGGCACCCGTTCCCGGATTTGTGCCTTCTGGCATCTCTCTCTTTTCCATGTCTTCTCCTTCCTTCTTCCCGAAGGCATCCAGTCCTCCGGTGATGGTCTGTCTTTTACCTGGTAGTATCTCTGGTATGGATATCCTGCCTTATCTATCCCGTTGTATGTCAGGTCCTGCAGGATGTGATATCCCTCCTTCGGGACAGGATTCAGGTTCCACAGCTTCTTCAGCGTGACTGTCCTTCTCTCCGGTTTGGGATTGATGAGGTTCCTGGAACAGGAATATCTCTGCTTCCATCCGCCGTCCTCCGCATAGGTCTTTGATGTCTCCTTGATGAGATAGGCGGCGAGTCTTTCATAGCTTCCTGTCTCGTCGAGATCCACATACTTGGGTCTGCCGGTTCCTCCTGCTGCCCTCCAGCATCTCCGGATGATGTCCTTTGATGTGACGGTTCCGTCATTGATATTGTTGGTCACTAGATGGTGGTGGATTGCCGTCCGTTTATACTCGGTGACGAGGATGTACTTATATTCCTCTCCCCGCTTTTTGTATTCCTTCCGGACGAGCTGGTGGAATCTCCGGACGATCTCCCTCGCCCTCTCTGGGTCCGGTCTCCCTTCCCTGGGGTCATAGGTGAGGATGGTGTGCAGGTCCCCTGGCTTAAAGTTGGCGTTCAGCTTCCGGACCAGCTTCCTCGCTGCCTGTCTCGCATTGGCCTCTCGGATCTCTTCCGGAGACTTCTTCTCCGGTTTTGCCTTCCGGATCCCGGAGGCCTCTCCCCTGTACTGCTTCGGGATGTATTTGATGGTCTCTATTGTCGGACCACATCTGTAGGTCATGACTTCGTACTTCATCTAAAGTTAATCCCCTTAATCGAGTCTGAAAGTGGCATGGTTGCCACGTTTTCAGCCCCGTTCCGTATTGCATTTTTTTCACTGATGAAGTACAATGTTCTTGTCTATAAGTACTTCACCCCCTGACCTGTCATCCCCAAATGACAGGTCTTTTTTCATTCTTCTTCGTTCAGAAAATCGTCGATCACTTCGATCACTCCCGTCAGTTCTTCCAATGTTCTGTACTTCTCCGTGAACGATGTGAGCTCCGCTTTTGCCCTTGTCAGAACACCTTCTCTTGTATCAACTCTGGACATGGCTGTCTCAATGCTGAGAAACCTTCCGTTATCTCTCCCTGGGACAGTGTTGATATAGGCTCTTGTTCTTATCGGGTTCTGTCCTTCGTTTACTATCTGGATTCTCAGGCAGGACAGGATGTTCTTCGCCTGCTGCAGTCTCCACTTTTCTCCAGCTTTCCTGTTGTCCCATTCAAACAGGGCATGTACCGGTGACTTTTTGCTTCTGGCGGAATCGAGAAATGATTCCTTTGTTACTTCGCCGTCTCTTTCTTCGATGGCAGCTACATGTTCTCCTACTACCTGGGCAGGCACTTTGTAAGAGTATCCTGCCCATTCATACTTTTTCTGGTAGACCATGGTTTCCTCCTTTTTGGTATTTGGCTTCCACGCCTGCCATTCCGAACCCATCCCAAACTAACCGCGCCTCTCCGTAACAGACCGCGCCTTGCCTGCCACGCCAGTCCGCAACCGTCCCCGCCATACCGCACCGAAACGTGCCTCAACCAGCCTTGCCTCGCCACGCCTGCCCTGCCTTGACTAACCTTGCCTCAGCTCACCGAACCCGCCCCAACCACAGCAAACCGCACCTTGCCACGCCTGCCCTGCCTTGACTTTCCGTAACACACCACAACTTGCCGTTCCCCGACTTGACATAACACGCCTTGCCTGCCTTGCCGTACCAGGACGTTCCTTGCCCCGCCCAGACCCGCCATGTCTCGCCATGACAGGCCTGCCAATATCACTTCTCGTCCGGTACTGTTACGATGTGAAACCGTCCAAATTCTCCGTCCTTCTCCGGTCTCCATTCGCCCACTCCGCAGACATAACCTCCTGCATTGATGACATTCAGTATCTGTTCCAGAGTGATGTCACCCGATGCGTTGTACTCCATGGTCATGTCGCAGTACCAGTTCTTAAACTCTCCACGGTACCGTATGTCTGGTTTTGACTGTCCTATGCGAACCATATCCTCCCGAATCTCAGGAATCGAACCTTTAATCTCCGCAAAGGACCCATATTCTGTCTTAAGGAAATAGGACCCTCTCAGCTTCATCTGGTTGCTCACCCAGCCTAATCTGTATGCAGAGCTGTTCGCTGCCTGCTTAAATGCAGTCACTGGAAATCCAAACTTCGGGTCCTGCTGCAAGGCTTCGATCCAGTCCTCCTCTGTCATGATGTTCGGCTTTTCCGTCAACCAATAAAGGCTGTTTGCAAAGTCTGCAATCGGATTTCTCGGAGGTTTTGCTTTCGTCTTCGTTTCCTTCGTGCTGTTTTCAAGCATTTCCCGCTTTGCCTTCTCGCTCCATGCATGCACGATAAGGGGAGTGTCTCCCACCAGGCGGATCTTTACTTCTCTGATGTCTAACGGTCTGATTTCGATAGTTTCTTCATTCTTCTTGTTGATTGCCATGATTTTTCCCTCCATTATTTGAAAAGTGTGTTATAATAGAGGTGATGACCTTTCCAAGTCCATCACCCAAAACGTATCGAGTCTCCAGCTCGGTGCGTTTTTTCTTACATTGAGATAAATAACATTGCTGTCAGGAGCAGAGCTGCCCCTGCTGCTGCCATTTCCATGTATCCGGAGAGCCCCATGAGAAAGTCCATCAGAGGAGTCTCTTCCAGGTCTTCTCTCTCTGCCTGCAGGAATGATCTTCCCGGTTCTGTCACAAGCGGGATGTATTCCGGACCTTTACCCATCTTTTCTCTTCCTTTCTTCCTCTCTCAGCCACTGCTGAATCCGGAGGATGTTCCTGCCCCTTGCCGACAGTGGGCGGATGGTTAGATTCTCTGCGGTCCGCACAGTGCATCCCAGGTGGTCCGCCAGCTCCCGATTTGTCCACTTCTTATACACTTTCAGTTTCTTCACCTGGACCACGAATTCGTCCATGGCTTCCTGAATCGTATTCTCATAGGCTTCTTTCATGCCTTCACCCCCGCGTTTTTCCCGGTTTTTGCCACTTTCACTATCTTTTTCGCGGTTTCTTTCATAGATGCGTATCCCGGCCTCTCGGACCATGCCTGGTCCAGTGCTGCCATTATGGTTGCTGCGAATGCCGTCCCCGCTTCTTCTCCGCCCTGCGTGTCAAAGTTCTGGACCATTCCCTTCATTACGTTGAAGATTTCTTCTGTCAGTTCCTGTCCCGTTCCTTCTACCGTGATCTCTACGGTCTTTTCTTCTGCCTTAATATAGAGCACCGTTCCATCCCTCCTCTGGCATCAGGAACACCAGCATGTGTCCCTGGTAAATGTCCTTGGTAAGATCAAGCATTGCCTTCTCGGCTGTGGTATCGGAATTGTATTCCGCCATCTTTACCTCGGTGCCGTAATCCGTCCACACCATGATGGATGTTTCGACAATATCAATCTGTCTCACCCGCTTCAGATTCAGGAGCGTTCTCCCGTCCTGGCTCATCAGGAATGTCATCTTCTGCCTCCTTTCTCTGCTGCTGTGCTGACAGGAGTGCCTTTGCAAATCCCACAAAGTATCCTCGGTCATACTCAGTCATGTGCTTCATCGCCTGGTCAATCGTAACCATGGCTCCTTTTTCGTAATCGCTCATATTCCCTCCTTTACATCTGTTTCTTCCAAACCTGATATTCCTTCTCTGTCATCAGGGCGTATCCACCGGTGACCTTGACGATTCTTTCTGTACTGTTGTGATAAGGGTCCGTTCTTCTGACCTTCTCGGCCTGATATCTGGTTGTGTAGGTCTCCATTTCTTCGCCCTCCGTTTTTATGTCCATATTACCGCTTCGCAATATTATAATAACCCCACGGATTATGCATGTCAATACTTTTTGATAAAATAATATTGCGTTGGGTTATTTTTCGTGATATTCTATATTTACGAAGGAGGCATGCTATGAACGAAAGAATTAAAGAGATAAGGAAGGCACTCAAACTCAATCAGACCGAGTTCGGTGCAAGACTCGGTATTAAACAAACCACTGTTGCCGGTTACGAAACTGGTGCGAAGAATCCTATGGATTCTGTGATTGTTTCCATCTGTAGAGAATACAATGTCAACGAGGCCTGGCTCCGTACCGGAGAAGGGGAAATGTTCCTCCAGAAATCCCGGATGGATGCTATCGCGGAATTTGCAGCGGACCTGTTCAATACGGATATGCGATTTAAAAGAGATTTGATAGAGACTCTCGCACAGCTCGACGAGTCATCCTGGATAGAGCTGGAAAAGATTGCAAAAAAGTTTATTGAGACGGCATCAAAAAAAGAAGAGTAACCTACTGGCTACTCTTCTTTCCATTTACGAGACTGGATATGATCTTGAAGATGTATCTGAGCATCCTCTCATCATCCATCTTCCGGATCATCTCCAGTATTTGTTCCTTGTAGTCATCCATAAGTCTCCACCCTTTTGACTTCAAGGTAGCAAAATTCCCTGATCAGATTATCGAACAAATGTTCTCATTTGTCAAGGAGGAATATATATGCCAAGGAAAAAGAAATGCGTCCTCCCTTCTGGGAATGTAAGGGTCCAGCGGAAGTACAAAGGCTCCGATGGGAAGTACCATACAAAGTCCTTCACTGCTTCTACTGCCCTCGAGGCCAATATGCTTGCAGATGAGTGGATGAATCACCGGAGAGACATCGACGGAAGGATGACGGTGCAGGATGCTGTAAAAATGTATATAGACTCAAAAGAGCAGGTCCTCTCTCCGTCCACTGTCCGCTCCTATCGTGCTATGCTTCGTAACAACTTCGGTCCTCCCTTCGGTGATATCCTTCTGGTGAAGGTTACAAACCATGACATCCAGGTGTGGATAAGCGGTCTGTCATCCCGTCTGAAGCCCAAGACGGTCCGGAACAATGCTCTGCTGTTTATATCTGCTCTTAAGATGTTTGCTCCCAGCTTTGACCTTATGGTCACTCTTCCTTCCAAACTGAAGCAGGATTACTACTGCCCCTCAGATGCGGAAATCCGGACTCTTCTCAACACTGTCACCAATGACCAGCTCAAAGCAGCCATCTATCTGGCATCCGTTGGAACGCTCCGCCGTGGAGAGGTCTGCGGTCTCATGCGGTCAGACATCGAAGGGAATGTCATCCATGTCCATAACAGCATGATCCTGAATGATGATAAGGAATATGTCCTTAAGCCTTTCCCCAAGACTTATGACTCCTACCGGTCCGTCCCAATGCCTGCAAACATTATTGAATTCCTTCTGTCGCTCCCGGAGAACGAAGACGGCAGACTCCTGTCCGTGAATCCGTCCTATATCAGTGATGCGTTCGCCTGGGCTATCAAAAAGGCGAATCTTCCTCGCTTCCGGTTCCATGATTTACGGCACTTCTCAGCGTCCTATCTCCATGCACATGGAGTCCCGGACCTTTTCATCGAAAAGCGAGGCGGATGGGCCGAAGGCAGCTATGTCATGAAGCGAATCTATATGAATGTGATTGACCTTGAAAAGGTAAAGCAGGACAGGAAGATCCTGGAGGCGTTCAGTACTATCTCCGCCACTGTATAAATCGTGCATCATTACTGCTCTTTTGTGATGAAATACCGGAGAATACAAAGGATGTTTCGTGCATCAAAACGTGCATCAAATGTACCGAAATGATGTACCTGTATACCGAATTTATGCTTCGGGGCGAAAAGGCCAGAGAGCCGAGAGCAGCAAGAAAACCGCACAACCAAGCCAAAAATTGGCTTTGCTGTGCGGTTTTCTGATCGTCAAAAAATGCAGCCAGTGGGACTTGAACCCACGGTGTATTCCTATATTATAGGTATTTCAGAGCTTCGTGCATCAAAACATGCATCACAAGGTCCACAATGTCTGGGCTCCCGTATCGTCAGAACGCCACATGGCTCCCTCGTTCGGGCTTCCTTTTGTGTCATCAAAATAATACCAATTGCCATGATCCTGCTGCCATCCTGTAAGCATATATCCCTGACTGTCGAAAAGATATTTGTGCTTTCCAGTGCTGCTCTCCAGCTCCTGCATTCCTGTAGCCCATGTTCGGTCGGCAAACTCGTACCACCACCGGACCCCGTCTGCAGCCAGTCTCCATCCGGGTTCCACAATGTCCTCCGGATAGTCGATATAACAGAAGGCTCTGATGTTGGTATCGTCTGCTCTGCGTTCTTTAATTGCTACCATGCCTCCGTTCCGGTCATCCTGTGCGGAGGATGTGTTCCCTTCCAGGCAGTCGAACCATGTAGCCCCATACTTTTTATAGATCCGGATGACTCTTCCCATGTGTGAATAGTTGAAGATTACAAGCGCACCCAGCTTCGGTACTCTTCCGGTCTTCTTCTTTCTCTCAAAGGCAGACTGCGTAGAAAAGCAATTATAGCCCACATATGTCCTGTCAGTCATGCACCAGTGCTTCAGGGCTTCGGCTTTGCCGAATTCGTACATCTCCAGTGCAAACTGAAACGTCGCGCACCAGGGCTGTGCCTGACATCCTGCGAGGCCTGCTGCGTTCACATCTCTGGCGAAGCAGGTATAGTTCCTGCTGCCTCGGTTATCCTTCAGTGAATCCAGATATGCATTGGAGGCCTTTTCAATATATCCCACAAAGGACTTCCCCGTTGCGATCAATCCTTCAAGACTTCCCATGGCTCCTCCTATTTGATCTCGGATGCCGGTCCGGTTCCCTTTCTGAGCTTCTCCGCCTCCTCCGGTTTTGCCGGTCCGGTTGCAGGGATTACCTGATCAAACTCTTCCTGGGTCATCTGGTCCAGTTCCGGTGTCTTAAATGTGCTATGCTCCTGATCCTTTACCTTCTGTTCAAATTCCGGTGTGCGTTCCATGATTCTCCTTTCTTTCATTCAACTTTTATTGACTAGATTCAACTTTCTTTCTCAATTAGTTGACTTAATTAGTTGACTTAATCAGTTGACTGATTTCCGCCGTCAGCGAGTCCTTCTCCGATGCAGTACGCTATGATGGATGCTCCGGAGAGAATCAGGGCTGCCACCTGGGAGGCCTCCGCCTCCGAGTGTCCCATATAAATCATGAGGCCTGTGACGAATCCTGCCACAGACATCCACAGCTTCCTGCTCGTCAACTTCCTTCTCCAATCAATCATCAGATCTGCTCTCCTTTCCTTCCATATGGTCAAGTCTCTTGTGGGCCTGCTTTGCGGATGCCTCCACCCTGGTGATCCTCTCCCGCAGGTCATTGAGGTCATCGCGCATGGACCGCACATCCCCCTTGAGCTCCAGGATGCTCTCTGCTATCGCTTCCAGCTTTATCAGTACAGTGGTAATCTGGGATGTTTCTTCCTTGTTGTTTTTACTGGCAAACTGGTAAAGGCTGAATAGTAGTGCTACAAATGAGATCGTGATTGGAATATAGGCCATGCTGTGTCCTCCTTCTGTCTTTTCATATATTGATCATATCCAGTTTCTTTTCATATATGCACCTAGAAAAAGGGACCCCCGAAGGGGTCCCCGATGGAGGAAAAACTATTTCATGTTCTTGTCGAAGGAAGATTCCTTGTAGCCTGCCAGGAGCCAGAGTGCCTTCCTCTTTTTTGTGTCTGTGGTCTGTGTCTTAATATAGTTGACTATCTTTTCCTGCTTTCCGTCTCCGGAGAATTTACTCAGGTCAGAACGGTACTTCAGGAAGTCCCAGTCTCCATATCCAGCGTTCTTCCATGCTGTGTACTTTTTCGATTCTGCTCTGGTGGTGGATGATTTGAACCACGCTATCTTCTCCTGATTGGAATAGTCTTTGGAATCAACTACAAATGCATAGACTTCGTCTCCCTTGATGTCCTTTTCTTCCAGCTCTTTTCCGAGTGACTTTCCTTTCTCAAAGTCTGCAGCGTCTCCGCCTGCCTTGACATATTCCACCATGGCCTTTGAGGAATCCTCATCGATGCCCTGGTCTCCGTACATAGCCTTCTGCAGTTTCTTTTCTGTGGTCTTCTCTGACCACTTGTCTCCTGCTTCGGTGTCTCCGGAAGCGTATGCTTCCGCAGCTCTCTCTGCGTACTGGTCCTTTGACACAGATGTGTCGGTATATCCGAGCAGGCCTTCTCCTGCATCGAAGAGCTTCCCTTCATCGTCTGTGATTTCCTGTCCCCAGAGATAGACTGCGTTCATAACATTGTAAATGTTTTGAGCAGGAATTCCTTTCAGCTTCGCCAGTTCCAGTGCTGCGGTCATCATCTTCTTTCTTGCAGCGTCGATATCATCTCCCTTTTTGCTGTTCAGGGCCTTCTTCACTGCCGTGGCTGCTTCTGTTGTCGAGGTCCGGATGCCGTTTACGATCTCCAGCGCAGGATACTCGATATCATATATCTTTTCCCCCGTTGCCAGTGCTTTGCCGTACTCCCATACCTCGTTGCCGAACATCGCCATTCCTGCGAAGCTTCCTACAAAGTCACTCAGGACTTTTCCTACTACAGATTCTGCGGTTACTTCTCCCTTGTCATCTCTGTAGGGCTTCATCCGGTGCATCACTGCCGCTGCCACTGCGGACAGTACTGCCAGCATCATCTGTGACGCTGCTGTCGCTACTGCTGTGTTGAAAAATGCTTTTCTGGACTCCGCTGCCAATTTCTGGTAGGACTTGTCTTTCTTGGCATATTCCGCATGTGCTTTCCACTTCTCATAAGCATCGATAATTTCTCCGCCCATGTTAAATGTCTGCGTCTTAAACATACCGAAGACCTTCATCATGTCTCCCTTGTCCCGCAGGAATTCGTTTCTCTGCATTACATCGTAGGAAGGCTGTGTCCTCTGCAGCATCTCGTTATACACTTCTGCTACCTTCTCACTGTACTCAGGTCCTCTCTTTTCAAGGTCCGGATAGTGGTCCTGCACATAATACTCGGATGCTGTGAAAAGTACATTCGTAGTCTTTACGTCTACAATCTGAATCCAGTTCAGCGCAGACTTTACTTTCTGCAGTGCCTTGTTGTTGTCCAGCTTTGTCTTCTGTTTTGCTACTTCGCCCATTTCGGTCCCGGACAGTCCCTGTCTTCTCATGTAGGACCATGGTGTAATGGAATCCATATAGGCATAATCTGCTCTCTTCAGTGTTGCTCCCATGGCCTTCAGCAGAGGCTTCCATCCGATGACGGATGCCGCGAAGGGGTAAGAAGCGGACTGTTTGATTGCCACTCCGAGATTCACATTGAGTGCCGTTCCTGCGTACAGTCCCTTCAGGCTGTCCAGCCAGTTCCTCTGTGTCTGTCTTCCAAACTGCAGGTCCGCTACCAGATTCTTCAGATAGTTTTTTCCTGCTTCATGCCATGTGTCAGACACGGCCTGCTGCATTGATGTCTTGAATTCTGTAGCTACATAGTTGTAGAAACGGTTAAAGTTCCTGATAGGAATAGCCATTCCGTAATACATGGAAGTGTTCTGTGTCTGCCTCATTACTACCTGTGAGACATCCTCCAGGAGTACCGGGTTCAGGGCTCCCGTTCTTTCCTTCAGCATCCCCATTCCTTCAATGGTTCCATTCTGCGTGAGTCCGCTCATCTCCTGCTGAAGGAAGTTCGGATTAACTCTTATCGGGAAGTAGTTGTCCACGATGGCAAGCTCTCTTCCCTGCAGTTTCATGGAAGTTTCATTGATGGCATCCTTGCACATCTGGTTGAAGAACACATTGCAGGTTTTTGCGTACTCGATTTCTTCCGGTGTCATCTGCTTTGTGATCTCCCGGATGGCCTTCATGGTTTCCACTGCTCCTTTCCCATTGTTCCAGGGAGCGAAGTGTATGGTCTCTCCGGTATTGTATGCGTTTGTGTACTTCCCTTTTCTGTACTGCTTCTCGTTCGGGATGGTGATTCCGCCATAAGCAATGTGCTTTATGTTGTCCGGGTTCTGCAGGTGCATATAAAGAGCGATCCTCATTCCCTTTGAGATCTTCTTCTTGCCTTCCATGGTGTCAATCTCGATATCCTGCTTTGAGAAGTCCTTCACCAGCTTATCGTTGTTGTGCAGCTCCTCAAACAGTTTCTCTGCTCTCATCCGGAATTCCGCGGCTTTTGTCTGTCCATCGTTCAGCATCTTCCCGTATCTTGTGAAGACTCCGTCCTTCTGGTACCCGTCAAGCATTGCCATGGCTCTTACCGGGTTCAGCATATAGAGCTTATACTTCCCGATGAGAGCTCCGATCTCCGTTTTGAAGTTGAGACCTTTTATGTTCTTCTGCTGTTCTACGCCCCTCCTGCCTTCCTCTGCAAACTTCCTCGCGTCATTGTCCAGGATTTCCCTGTCATATGTTCTCTTGGAGTGCTCCAGGGCCACAATCTGTTCTGTGAGCTCAATGATCTCTGACAGTGTCATCTCTGAGATGTGCTTCTGTGTCAGTCTTACGAACAGCTTATCGTACTTGTCTCCGAAGGCTGCTTTGTAATCCGGGTCCAGAGCACACTGTGCCATAACCTCTTCCCGAAGGGCTGTGAGGGCTTCTCTTGTGTTCTCTCTCATCCCGACAGAGACTGTGTCCAAGTCTCCGATGAGTTTGTCCACCTGGGCCTTGAAGTCCAGACTTCCTCTTCTTCTTGCAAGCTGCTGCAGTGCTCTCGCTCTCCTGAGCAGTCTCTGTGCGGCCTGCCGTCTGTATGCCCTGTCCTTCAGCTCCTTGATCTGAGCTTCGTACTTCTCGGTTAGTTCTCTGACGTACTTCCGTCCTTCGTAGTCCATGAGAGGCAACTTTGAGGAATACCGCAGGTCTTTCCGGTCCTCTTTGAATCTCTCGCTAAGAGGAATAATTTCCCCGTCATCGCCATAAACCACATCGTCTGCTGATTTTAGTTGTGATGGGGCGAAGTATATATAGACATCGCTTGTTTCTTTTGTCCTTCCGTTTGGCCCATCATCAACTAAGTTCATGATTTTTACCCCAGAGAATCCTTGGTTTTTCGCATACTCTGCAACTTCTCTTGTTCTGAGGAATGACTCGTCTGCAGCGTCCAAATCTTCTTCTATCTGGTATAATATTTCTTTTGTTTTGTGGGACACAAACATGATGCCGTCCCCGTGCCATCCGTCCCCTTCTACTTCTACTTCTTCTACGCTGTCATCTTCATCTCCAAGGAATGACAATTCTAGTTCTGCCGCTTTCCTGGCCTCGTCAAGCGTAACGTAGTCCTGCATAAAATAATCACTCGACGCTACAAGATATTTCTTTTCCTTTTTTGTCATCCCCTGGATGACGGATTCTGCTGGGATTTCGTCCCATAACGCTCCCTCTGCGTCTACGATTAAAAGATTGTCTTCTTTTCCGTATAGGTGATATATTCCCCCCTTGTTTATAATTGTTTTTTTAGCCTGTTCTTCGGTGATCCAATTATCGACATAATCCGGATTGTAACTAAGGTTTTCTCTTTTAATAAAGTTTCCACCTTCCGAAAGAATTTTTTCAAGATGCCTGCTGTTTTTGTATGCAATCTCAAAATATCTCCCGGAGTCCAGCACTTTTGCCGCAATTTCCGGATATCTATCTCTTAATATTCTGTGGTCCTGTCGCAGGCACTTTTGCCCAATTTCCAGCTCTTCCAGGTTCTTTGCTTTTGCAATTCTCCACAGGTCTCCGACTATCGCTTCTGATATTGCTTTTGCTGCTCCCGGTGCGGTTTCAAAATCTTGGTCTCCGCTCCTTGTGTAATCATAGATATCATCCGCTATTTTCCTGACAGCTTCCTGTTTTTCTTTTTTTTGGTTCTTTATTTCCGATTCCGGTACGCGGACATATGACGGAGCAACTTTCTTCAGTTCGGTCTCTACTTCCTCCGTTGTCATGTCGGATACATTTGTGGCTTCTGAGATTTTTCTTCTTTGTGTCTTCCCAGAGTATGTTTCCGCGACTTTTGCGTTGCTCGTTGCAAAAATGGAGCTCTTGTCATCTAGTTCGTCCAAATTAAACTCGGTGAAACCAAATGCTTTACTGCCGTGATACAGTTCTGCTGTGTATCCTGCCTTCTCTGCGGCCTCCTTCACCATCCGTTTTTTCTTCTTGTCATCTCCGAGTTGCACAGCTTCAAGGTACTCCCGGTCTATAGGCGTATTCTTCGCGTTGCTGGCATGTCCCGCGAGAGGCAGTTTGGAAGAGTATCGAATGTCTGCTTTCTTTTGGTCGAACCTTTCGCTAAGCGGAATCACTTCTCCGTTATCATTATAAGTCACTTCGTCTGCCGACTTTACTGCGTCAGACTTAAAATAGATGTAAACATCGCTGGGCTGGTTATATGGAGTCACTCCTCCGGAGTCTTTCAGATTTCGCATTATAACTCCGTCATATCCTGCGTTTCTTGCGTACTCCGATATAGTTCTTGTATTAACTCTCTTACTCAGCAGAGATTCCAGTTCCAGAATAGGCTTTCCGGTTTTCTTTGACGAGAATTTCCATCCTCTTAGAATTCCAAGCTCATCTCTCACATCTTCCGGTACAATAGAATCATCCTGACCGTTCTTCCTTCTTGTGCTTTCCGCTGCAAGTTTTTGTGCTTCATCAAAGGTATACATCGCACCTTCAGTCTGTACTCCTGACGCGCCCTTGATCCGAAACTTCATGTTCGGAATCTTGGTTGTGTTGATGAAGTTCCAGTTATCACCTCCCGCGTCAAACTCAAGCATGTTTTCCTTTTTGCCGTAAAGATGATATATCCCCTTGCTGAGTGTGCCGATAAGCTCTGTTCTTGCCTCTCCTGGTGTGAAGATTTCAAGTGTGGACCCTGCAACCTTTTCTCCGTTTGTGAACATGGTGTCTGATTCCATAAGTCTTCCGAATTCTTGTATGGCCAGGCCTGTTGTTGTCACTCCTTTTCCGCCATCAAACATATCGTAGAACGCGTCTTCATCCAACCATTTCATTTCCCATGCATCGTTGTTGTAGTCTGTCTTATAATCGTCTACATCGTCAGCATTTTTTGCCCTTGCAATCTTATACATGCTCGATGCCAGTCTCGATGCCGCTGTTCTCTTGGCCTCGTCAGTTTCCTTGTCAACATAGTCCATTACTCTGTCTGCATAGTAGCGGATATCTGTGACTCTCTCGGCTCTCATCTCCTGCAGTTTTTCTGCCGGTACCTGTTCATATTTTTTGTCAATGTGCTCTTTAATCAGTGGCAGAAGGTCTTCGTCTCCCATGCTGTCAATTCTGTCAATTATTTCATCGTCACTCCTGCCCTGTCTCTGGTATATCTTTGTTCTTTTTGTTTCTCCGCTATATGATTCTGCGACTTTCGGATCTGATGTGGCAAATATCGATGCCTTGTCATCCATCTTGGAAATATCAAATTTCGTAAAGCCAAATGCTGCGGTCCCATGATAAAGATTCTCGGTGTACCCGGCTTTTTTTGCAGCCTCTGATACCATTTCTTTTGCTGTCTCCAGGTCTCCGCTTTCCAAAGCCTTCAGATACTTTTTGTCATTCTGGTTCAGTTTCAGTTTTGATGAGTATCTTACTCCGCTTCCCTTGGTCTTCTTGTTCAGTTCGTCTACTGTATCTCTGTAGACGGCATCTGTTATGTTGGTATAGCCCACGCCTGCCGCATAATCTTTCATCAGTTTTGTGTTATATGCGTCATCAAATACAGGCCTTACCACCTGCTGTTCTACAATGTTTCCGTTCTTGTCAAACAGTTTGAAGTCTATAAGGAATTTGTGGTACCCTTCTGTGTAAACATATTCTCCGTTTGAGTCCACATTTAAAAACTGGGCGAACCTCGGTGTCAGGTTTCTTTCTTTGCATACCTGCAGAAATTTCTCTACAAACTCCTTTTTGTTTTTTATAGGATTCCCTTCTGCCCTTGCTGCCTGGATAACGTCTGTATAAATGTTGACCTGCTTTGCGGCAACTTTTCCGGTCTTTTTGTCCTTGTCGGTCTGCGAGTCTTTGTAATTCTTCCAGTGAGCAATTCCCTTTGCTTCCAATATAGTTTTGGGAAGGTTTGTGTGGAATGGGATAATGTAGTCCACGAAATCCGATGCCATCGCCAGTTTGATCTGTTCATCTGCCATTCCGACGAGAATGTTGCCAATGTCCCGGTCATCAGTGGAGTCAAAGAAGTCCGGGTCATTGATGTCAATACCTTCCACAGGGTCGAGGTCCAAAACCAGTCTTCCTTCGCTGTCATACTTTACTCCGGTTCCTGCAGCAATTAGGGACCTGTTCAGTTTAATCCCGGTGTTCCGGACTACTCTTGCGAATGATGGCACCTTTGTGTATGCTTGGATCTTGATGCCCATTATTGCGGCATCCTGGACAATCTGCACTATGTCGAGAAGGTTGACAGCTTCAAAGTCAGAGTAAGAGAAGATTCTCAGCCCTCCAGCGTCATTAATGGCTTTGACTTTCTTCTGGCTATACGTCAGGAGCTCTCTTCTGTATCCCGCTCTGCCTTCAATCAGACGGCCTGCTGCCATTCCTCTCGCATTGTTGAAAATCTTAAAAGTCTCAGCAATTGCTGGATGTTCCGCCTGCAGAGCTCTCATTCCATCGTATGTGATCAGGTCATAGATGGTCGGGATGTATTTATCGTCTCCCACCTTTTCAAGAGCTTCGGCAAACTTGTCATATTCTCTTTTCCCCGCAAAACGGTCCAGTATTGCGTTGTTCTTATAAAGGTTGATGAAACCTTCTGCAATTTCTCCGAGCTTCTGCCGTCTTTCTTCCACATAACAAAGTGCGCAGGCCACAATGACATTGTGCTTAATCAAGTTCTGACGGATAATCTCAAGATCTTCCGCAGTAAATACCCTGTTAGGATTCCGTTTCTGGAGCCTGTTAAACAGTTGGGTGAAAGGATTTCTTTTTCTGCAATCATTATTGAAGTCCACAGTTCCCTGGGGATAGTCCGAGTTCTTCTTGATTGCTTCATATCTTTCATCCGGTTCAAAGTCCATGGCTGCCACGTTCTGCGGATTCAGAATCAGATTTGTCAGTGAAAGTTCTGACTGCACGAAGGCTTTTGCGTCCGCCTCTGATACTCCCAGATTTTTCACCAATGCTGCCACGGCCTTGTTGATCTCTTCCTCCGTCTTCCAGGAGAATTTCGACGAGTACATCATGTGGGCCACATTGCCGTCATCACTTATTACTATACCCATCTTTTTCAGATCGGCAGCTGTGCTGTCGGGAGTTCTCTCGCCTTTGGTGTTAATGTCGGTGCCTTCGTTCGCAATTTCGGTGGACGCTTCAGTCTCGGCAGCGTCAAACACACGGTCCATCCGTTCGTTGAGGTAAGGCTCCATGACAGAAATTACATAATCCATCAAGTCTGCTACTGATTCGTAACCTTCAAGGCCTGCAAACTGATTAATGCCCGTTGAATCGCAGACCATTTCCTTGGTGGCCTCGCTGATGATTTCTTCTCTCTCAGCTTCGCTGAGTGACGGGCTGTTTAAATCTGTTCCAGAAAGTGTTGCATATATCTTTCCAAGAGTGTTGACAGCCTCGTCCCCGTCCAGCCCGGCTTCCGACAGTTCGCGGCTGAGATGGTCGGTGCATTCCTCCAGTTTTATCCTGCCCTTTTGCAGAGCTCTTTCTACAAGTTCATGTTTGAATAGCTGGTCGGATCGTGCGCTTTCATCATTTGCCCTAACAGTTACTTCGTCATTTTCCGGGTCATATGATGCCCTTACTTCTTCCCCGGTTTCTACTGAGATCGCTTTCTCGCTTGCGTATGTAATAACTTTTACCCCGCTTGCTTTACTCATTGCCATGGTTCTCGACAAGGCCGGGGTAGTCCCTGATTCAATTAAGTGGACTTTTTCTCCTTCTCTTGCGGTTCTCAGGATTTCTTTGGCTTCAATTTCTTCAGTATATCTGAGGCCATTTGATTCGCGGTCTGCCGCATTTTCTCCAAGTCTTCTGGATGTTTTCTCAGATACTCCTGACGCTGATGGAATGCTTCCATCTCCGATTCCTTCACTCTGTGATACAGTCCGTCCGCTCCCTTCACCGAGTAAATCGCTTCTTTCTTGTCTTCTGGCATTGAGATTCTCCTCTCTTACTTCTGTACGAACCTGCTCCAAGGAAGCTCTGTTTCCAGCTTCCAGTGCGTCCAGTTTTTCTTCGTCTGATAACATTGTAGCACTATCATAGAGCTGTCGGATATTTTTTTCTTGCCTTTTTCCTGCTTCAAACAGCATCTGACGCTGACGCTCTCTCTCCGCATCGTTCTCCTCTGCCAGGACTCTTAGTGCCAGTTCTTCCTGAGCCTCCAGAGACTGCTTCTCCTGTGCCGTCTGCAGGTCCTGCTGCCACTGTTTCTCCGGTGTCTGAAGAGTCTCTTCTGCGGGCTGTCCTGTCATTTCTGCTTCGTTTGAGTTCTCTGCCAGTCTTCTGAGCTGTTCATCCGTATTCTCCACGGGGGGCGCATCCGGAGATTCTGCGATATTCTGAATGGTAGCCTGCTGTTCTTCCTGCGGTATTTCAGGATATGCATCCTGCTCTTCTATTGTGCTTATTGCAGTCTCTGCGTTTCCTTGTGCTTCTTCTGTCATCTGTCTTACTTGTTCCAGTGACTCTTCCATGGATGTATTGTCCGCTCTAGTCAGATCTGCAATCTGTGTCCTCGCGTCCTGCTGCGGAACATCATCTGCCATAGCGGGCAGCATTACAGAGCCGTTGCCTGCAGGCATAGACATCTCTTCCGACATTACCTGCAGAATCTGTGCGGCCTCCACTGCTTCGGCAGTTGCATTTGCTGACTGCGTCTGTAACACAAGCGCATTGACGCACTCATCAAATTCACGTTTCGCCGCTGCGTATTCCTGGCTGTTTCCTGTCTCTGCAGCCTGCTGCGCTCTTGTGTATGCCTCCATTCCTCTGGTGGCATTCCAGTTATTCATCCATCCTGCATAGTCCGCATTAATTCTTGCCATCATATCCGCGTCTCCCGTGGGGAGGTCCGGATGATACTGTTTTGAATACTGTCTTAGTTTTGCTCTGGCTTCCTGCGGACTGCTGCAATCGTCGAAGAATTCGCTCCGGAATTCTTCCTGTGGTGCTGCCTGTCCTTCTGTTCTTCCCGCTCTTGAGGCATACGAAAACATACCGAAGGCAAATGCCGTCAGTGCGTCTTTCGTTATCCTTTTCATGTCCGGTTTGTAGTTTTTCGGATCTCTTAGATACGATGCAGTTTCAGATACGCCAGTATTTCCCAGTGAATATCCACTGGCGGACATCCCTGCCACAAGTGCCGCAGTTAATGTTCTTGCCAGCTGGTTTTCGGCAAGTTTTGATCCTCTCAGTACATTCCCGGCTATCTGTCCAACTTTTGCCCCAACAGCACTTCCTACTGCCGCTCCTGCCGCGCCTCCAGCACTGCTGATCGCGACGTTCCTTGCGTATTCCCCGGTCGGCAGAAAGCCTGTTGCCGCAGCTCCGCCCTGCTGAATTGCCGTAGCTCCGCCCATGACGGCAGCCCCGTTCAGCATGGTTCTTGCTATGCCTGGAAGATTCGCGAAGGCTCCAGACGTTCCGCTTACTGCCCCCGCTCCCGATGATATCGCGCTGATCAGTGCCACGGTTCCAGCTATTGAGCCTGCTCCCGATGCATAAGGATGCTGCTCCGCTGCTGCCTGGGTATCTCTAAGGAGGTTTCCGTACCACTCACGGTTTCTTCTTTCCGCCTCCCGGTCCCCTGTAAGTTTTGCCATTCCTTTTGCTGCCGCCGCTGAAATGGACGGGGCTCCGGTTGCGTTCATAAGAGATGTAATGAAGGCTTCCTGCCCGGTATAGTTCTTCCCTACTTTTGCATCGAGATATTTATACGCATTCTCCGGTGACTTCTCATAAATATAGTTAAACTCTCGGATTGTCTCGTCATCCAAATTGTCATACTGATCATGAGTGGTCCCGAATTTTACGTCATTCAGTCTCTGTCTGCTTCTTGCTTCTTCGTTTCGGTTGATATAGTCATATAAAGTATCTTCAAATCCCGTATCCGTATAGAAGCTGCTCTGCCAGTCCATTTTCGGTTTGTTTCCGGTTGCAGTTGTCTTATACTGACCGAGTGTTTTATCTTTCTGAAGGCTTTCCTTCATGATCTGCTGTGCTGCATTTCTGGCCTGTGCGCTTCTGGCAGCCTGTGCATTTACCAGCCTCCTAAGCGGCGGAGTGTTCTCCTCGTACATTTCCGCCGCGACTCTTCTTGCTTCGTTTTGTTTTTCTGCCCTATTTGTTACTAAGCTGCGAAGGCCTGCTCTGTTAAAATCTCTTGTCTTTCTTTCGTTCTCCTCATAAAGAGAGTTGTTCTTCTCGATTGCGTTCAGCAGGCCTTTTTCCGATACCGGCGTTCCTTTAAGGCCTAGTCTTCCTAATATTTCACCCGTTTTTCTCTTGCGTTCTTTTTCCTGGTCTTCTACTGTCTGCCTCGCCAGATCGTATAAGCTCGTTATCCCGGTCTCTGCCTTCCCACTTCTCTGGTCCCGGAAGCGATTTGCAAACGTGTTTGCCATCTGTCTGGAATTCGCAAAGTTATGTATGGCATTGGGTGCCGGTTCGGGTGTTCTGTTATTGGATGTGTTTCTCCTTGTTGTCAGGTTATTGTTTACAGTGATCTGTTTCCCTGCCCAAGATTCAGGAGTCACAACTTCTCTGCCGGTTTTGTTTTTATCCGTTGTCTGATTTGCCCCTGACAACTCTGCGAATTGTCTCGCCTGCTGCGTCCTGTAGTCCTTGTTTTTCGCAAGTGGTTCCACGAATGATTTATTCTCACTTCGTTTCTGCCGATACGCTTCAGCGTACTCGGCAGCCCTCTGTTTTGAATTGCTGAAATCTGCCTTGTATAGTGTTTTCTTCTTTGCCATGCCATTCTCCTATGACTGCTACCTTTTTGTCTTCAGCTTCTTCGCTACGTTCCTTACAGAATCTACATATTTTCTCTTATTAATCGGTGTGTCATCGCTCAGTGTATCCATAAAGTTACTTAATGCACTTGCTGTTTCCTCTCTGTACGGAAGACCCTCCGCATTTTTCTCCAGCGCAAGCATACTTTCTCCAAGAGCATATGCTCCTGCCGTCCCGGATATTGCGGCCTGTTTTGCCATTTCGTCCATAATATGTTCTCTCTGGATGCCTTCGTACGGTTCTACGTCTTTGCTCTTTTTGGGATTTCCGCTCCTTTTCCTTCTTCCGCCTCCGCCTCCGGAGCCTCCGCTTCCACCGCTTCCTCCTGCCAGTGCCTTTCCTGCAAGACCCTGGAGAGCGAGGAGAGTTTCCGGTTCCAGTCGATTCGCGTACTGGGCAGGAATCGCAATGCCGTTCTGGGCAAGGGTCAATGCCTGTTTGAAGGCATCGTCATAGTCGCTGATGGCATCCCGATCAAGCTGATAGTCCAGGTTCGTGTCGTACTGATAGAGGTCCATATCATTGTCCATGCCTGCCTGATACTGGCCTGCATAGTAGTCTCTGTCCTGCATGTACCGGTTCAGCTCATCCCGCCAGATGTTGTAGTCCATGTTTGTGCCGTACTCATACTCGTTCCAGTCATTGTTGTAGAAGTTCTGGTACTGGCCTGCGTAATAGTTCCGGTCATCCTGCCAGTTTCTGTAATTGTTGAGCCAGCGGTTGTAGTCGGACTCGTCAAGACCCTGGACTGCAGACAGCTGGTTGTACCGGTCTGCGTTATCGTTCTCCCACATCTGATAGGCAAGCTGTGCCAGAGCAGCGTTGTTATCATTCATGCCCTGCAGATAGGTGTCATAGGCCTGCGATCCTGCAATCTGCGCTGCCGTAGAGCCATAGCCTCCGGTCTGTGCCTGTGCTGCTCCCATGGCATCCCGCATGGCCTTCTGTCCTGCGTTCATATATGATTCTCTCGCCTGGTTGTAGAGCATGTTGTAGTTCTTGTCGTCCTGCAGGTTATAGGACTTCTTGTTGAGAATGCCGTCAAGGATGCTCTGCACCGCTCCCTCATACCGGGAAGCAAAGGCATCCGGTCGGTTCCCTTCGGTGTCCTTCAGTAGGCCATAATATTCCTCTGTCCTGTCTGAGGTATTGAAGGGGTCATAGGTGAACTCGTCCGGTTCTTCTCTCTCAATGCTGTTCAGTCTGGACAGATATCCGGATGTGGTCTCACCTGGAGAGAATTCCGCATACTTCCTTTTGGATGAGGAAGAGCTGCTGTCCGTTCCTGTGGTCGGGGAGAGATACTTGCTTGTTACCGGTGTCGCATCCCCGGATACATTGAGACCTGCGGTCACTGCGGAAGGCAGCTTGGACTGCAGAGTCTGTCTCATCTTGCTGGCAAATGTCACATTGTCCTTCGTTGCTCCCGGAGCATAGACCACAGGACTTCCCGGTCCTGTCACTCCTCCGGAGGCGGGATTCGCTGCAGACGGTCCGAGAGAGTCTTTCAGCTTCTTTGAGGTGTTCTTCAGCTTATTCGTCAGTGCCATCCGTCTCTTCCTCCTTCTCTTCTTTTATCTCCTGCGGATTCTTCAGGATCGCGAAAGCTGTCAGCAGCCGCTGTGCGTTCTCCACACCCTTCGTTTCGACTCCGTTCAAGAGATTCAGTGCTCTGACCACCATCTCTTCCTTATACGTCACGGTCTTCATTCTTTTCCTCTTTTCTGTCCCTACACCATGGACACTCTATCCACCTGTACACTGGATAAGATGTGGATATTTCGTGCTGACAGGCAGAACATTTATATCGATTCCTTTTCTCAAGTTTTATCCAGGTCCCCATTTATGAATTCCCCTCCAATGCTGACAGTCTGCTTAAAATATCCGCCAGCACGGCTGCTGTAATTCCGCTGTTGACTGCCGCAAGCTGCGCTGTGGTTAAAGCATCCTGTTTGCCTGCTGCCGTAGTCTGAGCGTTCTGAGCGGCCCTTCTGGCTGTGATGTCCTTTGGCGTAGTCTTTCTTGTTGTGCCATTAACTGTAAAGGAATAAAGGCTGCATTCCTGCACATTACTGCTTGGCATATCAACCACCTCCTGTCAGGTCCGGGTCTGAAGCGGGTCCGCTTGGGCCATCGCTACTGCTTCCGGAAGAACCACCGCCACTATCGGAGGCAGGTCCGCTTCCTGGGCCATCACCGCCATCCCAGACATTATCATCAAACACAATTTCTATGCCGGTGTACTCAGCATCTCCACCGCCTTCTCCGCCTTCTTCATCATCGTCAACCTGAATGTTCCTGATATATTCAAGGATATTTACACCGTTTACGAAAAGGTCGCCGTTTATCACTACTCTGTCGGAACCGTCTCCTCCATAGTCCTCAACAGCAAAAGCTACATCGCCCTCTCCTCTCCATCCTGCCCAGAGGAAATATCCCCCATCATGGTCAGGCTCACCGGACATTCCTGTCATTTCATCAGATGACTCAATAATCTGACGGCCATAGGCATCATTTACCTCAAAGTCTCCGATTCGGATTAATCCATTGCCGGCATAGAGTCCGAAATCAGCGTTTCTGTGAATATCGATAACTCCCTGCAGGACTTCAATACCGGTCTTTGTCCACTTTCCAATTTGTGTCCCCTGCTCATTCAGGACATACAATGCTCCGGCCTGCCCTGCCCCTCCCAACGTAATCGCGGTTCCGCTTATGTCTCCTTTTCTTACATCGATGCCGTTTTTGTCCCACTGTCCCAGCAGTGTCTGTCCATTCTCGTCATAGATGAGTATCTTTCCATCCTTGTCGTTTCCGCCAAGTGTGATGGTTGAAGAATCGATGGTGGATGTCTCCATGCTCGCCGCTGAGATATTTCCGGAGAATTTCCCGTTTCTCGCTTCGATACTTCCGTCCAGGCCTATCTTGAAATAGGAATTGACGGTCACCAGGCCTTCCATTTTGATCTTCTCCGCTTCAATCTTTATCTGCTCCTTGGAAAGATTGATGGCGGCAACTATGTTATCCTTGTCAACCATCGACAGGGATATCTGGTCCAGAGAAATTTCAATGGCACTCTGTTTTTCTCCGTCCGAGACATACTTCAGCAGTGCCTGGTCGTTGTAGTTGTCCTCCGGGGAGAGGTTGTCGAACATGTACCGTAGCTGTTCATTCAGCTTATAGAGATAGGACTGGATCTTGGGGAAATCATTGAGGGAGGAAATATCACCTGCGTTTCCAAGGTTGAATGCTGCCATTGAGTTCTGACCCCCCTTCAATATTGATCGCCATAGCAATCAGCTTGATCTGCCCCTTGCCTTCCATCTTCCAGCGGAATCTGTTGCACCGTCTCGCGATGATTGGCAGTGTATATGTGGTCTGCTTCGTGCTATAGATGGTTCCCTTCTTCTCCCAGAGAGGGTCGTCATCATACCGGAAATAGATGTTGGCCTCTGCTCCGGGGGAGAGCACGAAGTTAAACTGAGCCTTGCTGATGTACTTCTCATCCAGGGCATTCTCGGTCAGGTCTCCTGACTCGATGGACCACCAGATCTGCTCGTCGTTCTCGCCGGTAATGGTGGTCAGTTTCTTGTTTCCATCGATGTAATAGAGCCTGCCGTCGCCATATGTCGCGAAATCAAACTTGGTGTCGTCCTCGACATCCCATATCTGATATTTCGGGTCGTAGGTCAGCAGAGTCTGCTTCCCGTCCTTAAGGCAGGAGAGATAGTATATGTTGTTCTGCTGGGATGCTCTGGCCTCCGTAAGCTCTGAAATGATATTGTTGGAAATCTTCAGCGGAATTGACCCGTCGTATGCATAGACTCCGTTCCTGCCGACATAGTAGAGAGTCTCCGCCACCACCTGCAGGGAATCCTCGCATCCCTTCCGCACTCCCGGTGCGTTGCGACTGTTCAGCTGGAAGTTTGCCGGTTTTGCTCCGTACATGACATGGATACTGTTTTCCTTGAAAAAGAGAACGTATCCAGAATGCGATATGCAACCGGTGAAGTCTCCGTCCGAGCCTACCGTCACTGTATACGAATCTGTGGAAAGACCTTCGTAGCAGTTCCAGTTGGTGGGATCTCCCAGCTTGGAAGCATATACTTCGTGGTTGAGAGAGTTACATCCCCAGAGCCGGTTGTTGTGTTCACAGACAAAGTCCATCTCCGGGGACTTTCGCTTTATGGTGATTCCGGATGCCTGGGTAAAGGCTGTCCTCTTTACGATGATGTCCTCTGCGGATGCCTTCGTCCTGGTGATGGTAACTCCGGATGTCTGGGTAAAGGCTGTGGTGAGTGTTCCGTCTACAAGAATGTAGTTCGTTCCTGCCTGTCGGATGGTCTTGGTCCCGTTGTATGCAGAGTTACTGCATCCCGCGATGGTGACCACATCCCCTTCCGTGAACATTGTTCCGAGGTTCCCTCCGGAGATCTTGGTCTTGTCGGAACCTGCGTAGTAATATTCAAAGGTCAGGGTCCCGGACTGGGTATAGTTCTTTGCAGGGAAGGAACC